CGAGGTCTTCAGGGATCGTAGGGCTAACGCCAAACCTCGTGACGAGGACTACGAGACTCCCCTGACGCGCACTACTCTTGTCGAAGCCAACAGAAGGTTTCGGCAAGACGGGGTTCAGGCTGTCGTCGGTAAGGACACTGAGGCCGCTAACCGCATCGTTAAGCACACTATCAAGACCCGGTTCAACGCACGACGCAAGGGATTTGAAGAGTTTGAATCGGTCGGTGCGTATCTCGAATACCTTAATTCGGAGACGTAAATGTGGAACACCTCATCGGAATACTTTTTGACTGGCCCAACGGGATTGTGGTCGGCAACCTCATTGCCTCAGCCATCTGCTTCTCCATTGCCGTGTTCCACCTGGACCGGCTCGCCGGGAGGCATCACGCCGCGATGAAGGCACACATTACTGCGGAGCATGAGAAGAGCAGGCTGCACATATCTGCGGAGCACGAGAAGACCCGCCAGGCTGCTGGTAAGATAGACCCATGAGTAGATGGCCGGTAGCTGAAGTGCGTGCTGACGGAAAGAAAGTCTGCACGCGATGCAAGCTGCCCAAAGACAAAGAGCTGTTCGCTAAGAACAAGTCGCAAAAGTCCGGGTACGACACGCAGTGCTTGCAGTGTCATTGCGAGAAGCAGCAGCTTCGACGCGAGCAGGGGCTTGACGTAGAGACGCGCCGACGCCGGGAGCTTCGCAAGAGGTACGGGATCACGCCCGAAGACTGGGATCGTATGTACGACGCCCAGCTTGGTCGCTGCCCAATCTGTCTTATTACTTTGGCTGAGGTCAAGAAAGTCTGCGTTGACCACGACCACGAAACTGGTGCTGTCCGGGGAATACTATGCTTCCAATGCAACCTTGGCATAGGTTCTTTGAAGGACAACATTGACGCCCTAGAGCGTGCCGCTGAATACCTCAGGCCGTTCGTTAACACGGATCGGAGGTGAGGTAAATGGCTATGGATTTCGCTTCGCCTTCGATGAAGGCGGCTGGCGGGGATCTAGCAATGCAGGTTTCTCCGTTAGGGCTGATTGATATCAGCGATGAAGAGTTTGAAGTGCATGGTCCCAGGATGATTCGCTATGCGAACTCCTGGGCTTGAATAAGCTTTCTATTTAGGTCACCACTGGGCCTACCGTAAGCAGGCGGGCGAGCCCCAGCTCGTATTCAACTACGTCCAGGCCCTATCGAACTTCATGACCAACCACTGCTTCTCTAAGGGATTCACGGTCAAGGTAGACAAGTCCTTCCAGCACATCACGCCCGCCTTACTCGACCGCATCTGGAGTAAGGATAACAATAGGCAGCAGCTCCTCTGGTCAATTGGCCAGATGGGTTCGGTAGCAGGCGACGTCTTTATCAAGGTAGCGTACGCTGACCCCGGCACTGATGCGGCAGATCCCGTTACCGGCCAGGGCCGAATCCTTCTCTACAACCTGCACCCCTCCCACTGCTTCCCAGTTTGGCACCCCCATATACCTGGGAAGATGATCTCCTTCAAGCAGAAGTACAAATTCTGGGATACGATGCCTGACGGCACCCGCCAGGTCAACTCGTACGTCGAGGAGATCACCGACGAGGTTATCAAGGAATGGTTTAACGACGACCTGATCCGCGAGACTCCTAACGAGCTTGGCCGTATCCCCGTCGTCCACATAGCAAACGTCCCAGTGTCCGGCTCCCCCTGGGGGCTGGGTGACATCGATGGCGTCATCCCGTTGAACCGTTGCTACAACGAGGTCGCCACAGATGTGGTTGACATCATTAACTACCATGTCGCACCCGTCACCATTGTCAAGGGCTCGAAGCCTGCGAACATGGAGAAGGGCCCCGCGAAGATGTGGTATGTCCCGGGAGAGCACGCTGAGGTCTATAACCTTGAGGGCGGATTCCAAGGGCTCGCGCCCGCGATGGAGTTCCTGGAGATACTCAGGGTGCGTATGCACGAGCAGGGTCACGTACCCGAGAACGCCCTTGGCCAGGCGCAGCCTATCTCCAACACGAGTGGCGTCGCGCTCGCCATTCAGTATATGCCCACGACACAATGGGCCGGGCTGAAGATGACCCAGTACGGCGAGGGCATCAAGGAGGTCTCGCAGATAGCGCTACAGACTCTGTTCATGAAGGAACCGAACACGGTGCTGTACGACCCCAATACCGATGGCATCCTGGACGAGCAGCTTGGCCAGCAGCCGATGCTGAACCCGGGAGACCCTGAGGTCTATGACCTTGATATCGAGTTCGAGCCGAACCTGCCTATCGATAAGATTGTCAAACTGCAGGAGCTGACTCAGGCACAGATGCTCGGTCTTGTATCGCGCAAGTCGATGCTCACCGAGCTGGGCGTTGAGTTCCCCGACGAACGGCTGGCTGAGCTGGAGCAGGAGGCAATGCGCGACGCGAAGATGCAGGCCGCGCTGCGTGTCTTCAATAGCTACGTCGATGCCTCGATCATGGCTCTTACCGGAGTCATTCCGCAAGAGGGTGCGGAGCCGGTACCGAGTGAGAAGCCTGAGCCGGGTGCTAGCGCGAGCACTGCGAATGCACCACAGCAGGTGACACCACAAGCTGTCCAGCTCCCGGGTGGCCTTACCAGTTTGATCGGCGGCAGCCAGGAACAGATCATGGCCGACATCGTGAAGATGGCCTTCCTGCCCAACGTCCCCCAGCGTCGTCTACTAGATAAAGACGATGATTAGATAGAATGTACCACAGTGGATCAATCGGAGAACTAGCAAAGGATAAGCAATGACTACACCTATTACCACCACGCAGCCGGGTACCGCACCGACCAGCCAGACCGTTCCCCCGCAGAACACCACCCTCCAGGGCGCGCAGACCTTTAGCCAGGACGAGCTTAACGCCGCCACGGAGAAGGGCCGCAAGGAGGCCCACGATCGCCTGTACGGGCGCATCGACGAGCTGAACAAGGACTTCAAGGTAGCGCAGGAGCAGCTCGCAGAGCTTCAGGCAGAGCGCGAGACGGCAGCCGAGGCGAAGGTCCGCGAGGAGCAGGAGGCGGCAGCCGCGCAGAAGGCCAAGGACGAAGAGGGCCTAGAGCTTCGTGAGCTAATCGCAAAGCGCGATGCGGAATGGGCTGAGCGGGATGCCGCCTACCAGGCACGCTTCGCCCAGCAGAATGAGGAGCTGGCCCGCCGGGACGTCATGCTCGCCAAGGAAAGGGAGATCGCGGACCTTGACCGGTACCGCATCACCAAGCTCGCGGAGCTGGCTGAGCCAGACCCGGCGAATGGTTACTTCGGGATAGCGCCCAACCTCGTCAACATTATGGAGGCAAGGGGTGCCTGGGGTAATACGAAGGAAGAGATCGATAACACCATCGCTCTTATCCAGAATGAGACTCGTGCGATACTGGAAGGGATGCAGTCGGCAGAGGTTGCCCAGCGGGCAGCGGCTCCGGGTGTAGCTCCCACTGCCGGTAATGTCGGCAGCCCGGAAGCGATGGCCTCGACCAGGAACTATTCGGCGGAAGACATTGCAGCAATGCCGATTAATTCGCCCGAGTATCAGGCCCTGCGTCAGCAGTACGGAATGGCCCGGCCACAAAACGCTGGGATATTCGGGTAGCATAGGAAGTAGCCTACGAATGGTCGGCACACAATCCGTCCGGCCGACAGCTCACTTTAAGGAGTGACGATGGCAGGAAGCTCGATTACCGGCAGCAACTGGATGGCTGCCGCGCCGACCGCGTACAACGGTGCCAATTCACAGCTCACCGCTGCAATCCAGACCCTCTGGTCGAAGGAGATCCTCTTCCAGGCGATGCCGATCTTACGATTTGAGCAGTTCGCCATTAAGAAGACGGAGTTGAATCAGGCCCCGGGCACCACGGTTAACTTCATGCGTTACAATAACCTCGCTCCCGCGAAGCAGCTCGTTGAAGGCGTGCGTATGGAAACGCAGCCATTAACAGCTTCGCAGTTCTCGATCACCGTGGCCGAACATGGCCAGGCAGTCGCGACCACCGAGTTCCTCCTGAATGCCAGCTTCGATGACGTCATGGCCAGCGCAGCTCGTCTGCTCGGCCGTTCTATGGCGCTGTACCTGGACGGGTCCGCCCGCGACACGCTGCTCCAGGCGTCGTCCATTCTCTGGGGATATAACAAGCCCGCCCTCGCGGGCTCGCTGCGTACTCCCCTGAGCCCCTACGACCACGGCGTTCCGGCCGCTAACCGCGCCGCACTCTCCGCTGGTAACTTCGTCTTCACCACGGCCCTTATCAAGGACGCGGTTCTGACTCTAGCCAGCAAGAACACCCCCCGTCTGGGCGACACTTTCGTCACCTTCATTCACCCGGCGCAGTCGCGGCAGCTCCGTGATGACCCCGAGTTTATCGAGGTTAGTAAGTACGCGCAGCCGGGCTCCTTTATGCTTGGAGAAATCGGCCGCTACAACGACGCGGTGTTCATCGAGACCACTCAGGTCACCCCGCAGTTCGTCTCCGGTACTAGTGGTGCGCAGTTCCACGACGCCATTATGATTGGCGACAATGCGTTCGGCCACGCCATCTCCCTCCCGGTCGAACTGCGCGACTCCGGTATTCTGGACTATGGCCGTGAGCACGGCCTGGCCTGGTACTCGATCTGGGGCCTGGGCTTAATCACGGACCAGTCAGTTTTGGTTCTAGAAACGAACTAAATCTGGAGCCCCAAATCACCTGAGAACCCAGGTTGACCGAGCCCCCAAGTTAGGGTAAGCTGCGAAGCAGTAGAACCTAACGAGGGGGTTTAGTCATGCCGGGTCCGAAGCCATACGTCGTGGGTGGGAGGTGCCGCAGCAACCACCTGCTGGACGAAGACAACGTGTACATGGAGGGTGCCCGCGTGCGCTGCCGCACCTGCGACAGCCAGCGGAAGGGACATCTGGGTCCGTCCAAGCCGCGCGCCAAGCTGGAGATCGGCAGGCTCTGTGGCAACGGGCATCTGCTGACCGAGGAGAACACGTACCGGTACCCCAACGGGAAACTGGTCTGCAAGCAATGCCGGATCAAGTCATCCCGGAAGTCCCAGGGATATTCTGGCGCGCTGGATGACCCCATCCAACCTTGGCGTGGAGAACCAGACAAGCCAGAGTGCGCCAACGGCCACGAGTACACCGACGAAACGGTTTACTACGATCCCACTACCGGGTATAAGCAGTGCAAGCTTTGCCATAAGCTGAATGCTTTCGAGTATCGTGCAGCCCGGTACGGTCTCACTGGAGATGAGTTGCGGGCGAAGATCCGCGCAGCTAATGGCCTGTGTACCATCTGCAAGAACAAGGCTGAATTGGTTATTGACCACGACCACTCCTGCTGTGCAGCACCACCTACGTGTGGCAAGTGCACCCGCGACCTTGTTTGTCACAACTGCAACAACGGACTTGGACGGTTCCATGATTCCACAGAACTCCTTCGGTCTGCGATAGAATACCTAGAGAGCTACTTATTAGGAGAATGATATGCCAGCAACGAATCGCGCGACCGGTAAGCCCGCCCCCCAGCACGGTGACCAGACTGCCGTCCAGGCGCAGGCACTGGAGGCGAAGAAGCTAGAGGACGCTGCGAAGAAGGCAGCGGAGGTCGAGGAGCTAGCCGACGTCCAGGAGCACGAGCGTAAGAACGTCCTCATCGACTACTACGCGGACGCGGATAAGCCACTAGAGGAAGTCGTGGAGGACGAGGTTCAATCCACCCTCCCGTTCCGCGAGGTCACCATGAAGTACGGTATCGAGAATATGGTCTTCGGCCGGAAGATTATCCGCGAGCCGGAATACATTCTGGACGACGACGGCAACCCGACGTGGGAGATTAAGCGGCCCGCAGAACTGGGCGGCCTTCGCTTCTATAACTTCGAAGAGGGCAGGAAGTACAGGCTGCCTCGCCCGGTGGCCGACCACCTGGATGAGCATGGATATCTTTTTCATTAAAAGCATGGGACGGTC